AACAACGTCCGGTCTCCGCGGCAATCGCGGAGCATCGGCTCCGGTCGGACTTCAGGAACTTCCTGTTCTTGATGTGGCAGTTCCTCGGTCTGCCGGAGCCGACCCCCATTCAGTACGACATTGCAAACTACCTCCAGCATGGGCCGAAGCGGCGCATGGTGCAGGCGTTCCGCGGTGTCGGCAAGTCGTGGATCACCGCAGCGTACGTACTCTGGCGTCTGTGGTGTAACCCGAACGAGCGCATCCTCGTCGTCTCTGCCTCGAAGGATCGCGCTGACGCGTTCTCCATCTTCGTGAAGCGGCTCATCGACGAGTGGCCGCTGCTGGAAGACCTCCGGCCCGAAGAGGGAATGCGCGAGTCGAACATCGCGTTCGACGTGGGCGGCTCGTCGCCGCATCAGGCCCCCTCGGTTCGCTCGGTCGGTATCACCGGCCAGCTTACCGGGGGTCGCGCATCATTGATCGTCCCCGACGACATCGAGACGCCGAAGAACTCACTGACCACCACCATGCGGGAACGCATCGGTGAACTGGTGAAGGAGTTCGACGCGGTACTGATGACCGACGAGGACTTGAAGTCCATCGGTCTTACGCGGGCTGACATCGTCTACCTGGGCACGCCGCAGACAGAGATGTCCGTCTACAACTCACTGCCGGAGCGCGGCTACGACGTGCGCGTGTGGCCCTCGCGTTACTGCGATGCGCCGAAGCTTGCGCCGACATTGCGTGCTCTGCTCGATGCCGATTCCTCGTTGATCGGGAAGCCGACGGACCCCAAGCGCTTCACCGACCTAGACCTCATGGAGCGCGAGGCATCGTACGGGCGCTCGGGCTACGCGTTGCAGTTCCAGCTTGACACGTCCATGTCGGACGCGAACAAGTACCCGCTCAAACTCTCCGACCTCATGGTCATGGGCCTCACCCCCATTGCGGCTCCTGTACGGGCCGTCTGGGGGTCTGCCCCAGAGCAGGTGCATCAGGCACTCCCGATCGTTGGGCTAACCGGCGACCGCTGGTATCGCCCGATGTTCGTCACACCCGAGATGGTCGACTTCCAAGGGTGCGTGATGGCGATCGACCCCTCGGGCCGCGGCAAGGATCAGACTGCGTACGCGATCATCGGCATGTGCAACGGTCTGCTCTACCTGCTCGAAGTGGGCGGGTTCTTCGACGGCTACGCCGACTCGACGATGCAAGCGCTCGCGGAAGCTGCGAAGCGCAACGGTGTGAAGTGGATTCGCATCGAGTCCAACTTCGGTGACGGCATGTTCGCCAAGCTGTTCACGCCGTGGCTCACGCGCATCGACGAGAAGACCAAGGCTCCGTTCTATCCCTGCACGATCGAGGATGAGCGCAGCGTGGGTCAGAAGGAGCGCCGCATCATCGACACGCTGGAGCCGCTGTTCAATCAGCACCGCATCATCGTGAACGAGAAGGTGGTCGTCGCCGACGCAGCGATCGAGGAACCGAAGTACCAGTTGTTCTACCAACTCACGCGGATCACGAAGGACCGCGGTGCGCTCGCAGTCGACGACAAGGCTGACGCCGTCGCCATGGCAGCAGCGTATTGGGTCGAGACGATGGACAAGGACGTGCGACAGTCGATCGACGAGAACAAGCAACGCCTGCTCGACCTCGAACTGGAGAAGTTCCGAGAGCACGTCTTCAACCTTGAGTCACCGACAGGTGATCCCCTCGGACTCGGCTTCGCCTCGTGATCGACGAAACCCCCTGCTGTTGATTCATAAGAGGAAAGTTGGGGTTCCCATAGGCGTTGCCTTATGTATACCGGCTATGTAGTACGCATAGCTGGTACGCATAGGTTGATACACCTAGTAGTCCCCTACTGCGTACTGATCAACGGGACGTGGTGGGGGACACCAATCTGGACGGATAGCTGGCCGCATGGGTGGCAAGCATTCTGCGCTGCTCAGATTCCACGGAGACAAAGCATGGCCGCTGACCTGCTCGTGATCATCAAGGTCGGACTCGCGCTCGCGATCCCCGATCAAGCGGAATGTTTCCATCGCAAAAATTCGAGGACCCATCGGACAGTCCACCTGGCCGAGTGTCCCCCTGGCCGGTCGCCGCGCATGGGCCGCGGTGCCCGTCTGGTCGAGCGTCGATCGCTGCGCCTATGGTACGCATTGCGACACTGCGTGCGACAGTAGCACGTAACACACTGATTCAATAGCAGGCACACTAGGTCAAGCATCCAGCGTGACCGCATTGCGGACGGATGATCGGGCCGCAGACGTGGCCGCAATGGGGTCGACAAGCAACACCAGCAAAGCAAACGGGCGTCCGTCTGTGCGCTGGTGTTTTTTGTCGCGAGCGCTATGCGGCCACTACTGCGGGCCACTACTGCGGACAGATCATCGGACGGGCCATCGGTGCGCAGTACGGGCCGCAATGCGGGCCGACAACGGACGCGCCAGGAATTAGCTGCCTCGGCAACCATTGCCCGAGCAAGTGACCGTCCGTCCGTCGATTGCCTACCGTTTGTCGGCTGGATGCAGAAAGCGCTTGACGCATGCTATCCATCATCCGATCATGCACACCAGTAGCACGCAACACACCACAAACGACATAGGAGTCTGACCATGTACCGCAGCGAATGGCAAGCAAACGAAACACTCGCGCAGCGTGCGCACGTCGCGGCCCGCGAGCAACAGAATGCGGACGCGCTGCTGGCGCTGTTGCAACAAGATGCACCGGAACTACTCGCACGCATTATCGCCGACCGTCGCGCGTCTGTCGTACGCTAACCAGCATGGGACACAACACTAACGGCGCAATGATCTACCGTGGCCCGTCGATGCTTGACGGTTCGCCGATCGTCGCCATCGTGACCGGACTGCGCGACGTGTCAGAGAATGGCAAGACTGGCGCAATGCTTCAGACGTTTATCATCCGGTCGGATGTTGCGCCTAACGTCGCAATAAAGTCTGGCGCAGACGCGGCAGTGTGCGGCGATTGCAAGCATCGGCCAGCGCTCGGCGGTGCGTGCTACGTCAACCCTAGGACCGCCGCGTCAGTGTATCGCTGCCTTACTGTCGGCTCGGGCTATGCGCACGTAGCAGACGCAGACGCAATCGCAGCGCTAGGCGACGGTCGCGCGGTGCGCCTTGGCACGTACGGCGACCCGGCAGCGGTGTCCGTGGCGGTTTGGCAAGCGCTTGTATCACGGGCCGCACTGCATACGGGCTATACGCACCAGTGGGCACATGCGCACGCGTTACGCGGTCTTGTCATGGCGTCCGCTGATACGCCCGAAGAAATGGCCCAAGCGCGTGCTAACGGCTGGCGGACGTTTCGCGTACGGCTGGCCCATGAGGCACTAGGCCCGCGCGAGTCTGTTTGTCCCGCGTCTGCCGAAGCTGGTAAGAAACTCAACTGTGCGACGTGCGGTGCGTGCAATGGGGCGGACACGGGCCGCAAGGGGTCGATTGCAATCGTGGTACATGGAGCGCTCGCAATGCGGTTTGCTGGCGTGCGCGAGCGTCTTGCGGCATAACGTAAGCTGTAGAGCGTGCGCCGATGCTGGCCCGCGTTCTATGGCGTGCGCTAGGCACGTAACAGCCCAAGGGAGTCTAGGACCATGGCAAGCGAACGGAAAACACTCAAGCGGCGCGAGGCAGTTATTGCACGCATTGGCCGCATGTACGCGCGTGCGGGTTGGAAAAAGATCGAGTCGCGCGGATGCTTCGCCGCTCTGGTAATGAAATCGCCCGATGGTAAGCGCGTGATTAAGGCGAGTACGGGTTACGAAACGGGCCGAAGCTTTGACACGCGCCTAGAGCGTGGTGAATGCGACGGCTGGCCTGCGTTTATCCGTTGGGCCGCGACTGCCAAGTCGCCGCACCTGCCGAAGTTGCACAAGGTGCGCACGCTCCACTGCGGCGCGACGGTGGCGGTAATGGAGCATCTGCGCCCGAGTAGCTACGCCAAGGGCCGCGCCGAAGACACGACAGACGCGCTGAAATACAGCTACAACATGACAGACTTGCGCGAAAAGGCGGCGCGTCTGCCCGCGAAGCTGATCACGCTTGTGGAACGCATGAGCGCTTCGCTTGGCTGGCCCGGTGACTTGCACGCTGGAAACATCATGCTGCGTCAAGGGAAGCTGGCGCAAACCGTTGTGATTACTGATCCGTACGGTTTCGTCTGACGTAGGCTGTAGAGCGTAGGCTGATGCTGGCCTGCGCTCTGTGGCGTGCGAAGACGCACGATTACATAGGAGAAACACCATGCGTAAAAGCCTTCTCGTCATCGCGCTGCTCGCGTCGTTCAACGTCAACGCCACGTTGTTTTGCGACAGCGACAACAACCCCGGCGCTCCGGTGCAGTGGCACAAGGGCCAGAGCGTCGACGCGCTACGCACGCTCAGTTTCGACACGGGTGTGTCGTGCTTCGCGACCGGCGTCGAACTCGACTACATCCTGACCCACTTCGGCGGACTGCGCACGCGTAGCAACGCGACGTTCGTGAACTGGTACGGGGACGACGCGCAATTCATCGTCGGCAATCTGTAAGGCCCACTCTGCTGCCTCGCGTGCGGGGCAGTGGAGCGCGCCTTTGCGCTGCTAGGAGTCTGTCAATGCAACTGCTCAAGCAACTGTCACACGGTCCGATGATCGCGCGGTATCTCGTCGCGCTAGGGCCTGAAGACGCCGAGAGAACGGACGCCGAAATCAT